GTATTCGAGTTAGCAGCGGCTAGTTTCTGGACTCCTACGAGCGCGTTTTTATCTGGCGTACTACCATCTCTCGCTTCATTTAACCCAGTTACGTCTCTTATCATTTGCAAGTAATAATTATATGTATTTATTAATGCACCTAACTTATTACCACCTGAGCCACTTGTTATTTCTTGTATAGGTACTTTACCTGGATTCATATCACCCTCTGAAGTTAATGATCTACCAATTATACTACCAGTTTGGAAGAACATATTTAATGCTTCCTGTGGATTATAATTTGTACCATTACCCAAATCAACTTCAGCTAAACCATCAGCATCTAAGTAAACACCATCAGGCACCATACGATTTAACACTTGTTGTATTTTTAAGTGTGTTAATTGTATCATATCAGCAAACGTAGTTATTCTACCAACTAATGATTCAATTTTACCTTTATACATACGTGGCGCAACCATAGCATAATTCATTTTAACCTTAGTGTAATCACTCTTAGGTCTTATCATGTTTTTAGCTAAGTTCCACTTTAATAACTTGTCTGTACCTAAGACTAAAGCACCTTCATATAATACTTCAATAGACTTTGATAACTTCTTAAATCTTTCATCACCTTGAGGTGGATCAAAGTTATCATCTTTTTGTATTACTTTGTCAGCTCCACTTGCTAATTGCTTTTCTTTATAAACATCATTAGCGTATGTTTTATAATTGAAATACAAAACCTGTACAATATTTTTATCTATATCTAAAGAAGACTCTGAGTTTCTATCACCAAAAATACCTCTACGTGGACCTTGTTCTTGTGCGTCTAATAAATCTTCATTAGTTAAATCAGGAAATTGTTTTTTAAGTTCATTAATAGGTATGTCTTTTACTTCACCAACATAATAAACATCGTCAAAATAAGGACTTTCAGTGTATGACCACACCATATTAGCTGGATCTACATATTCAACCTTAACACCTTCTGATGTTGTAAAGTTATTTTTTATAGCACCAATACCTAATACAGTTAAATCATAATAAACTCTTTTCTTTATATTTTCAAAGTTGTTACCTTCTAGCAACACGTTTATTGCTTGTTCTTCTGCTAACTCAACATTTTGTTTGTAGCTTAACTGCATATGAAGTTGTAATTCTTCTTCAGTTTCAGGTAATGTGTTTGGATCGTTTTCGTATAAGTTTATACCAAAAGCTTGACTTGCAAAGTTATTTAAGTCTTGGGTTTCCATGTCCCTTAATATTGACTCCATGTAATCAGTTCTTTTAGCAACACCGTATGGATCTTGAGAATATGCTTTTATATCGTATGTTCTCTCAGCAATACCATTTACTACTATGTCTACAAATTTAGGGATTATTGGGACTGGCTTCCAGTCTAAATTAAGATAAGATAAATCACCATTTATA